GCCAATGCGGGTAATTCATATGATGTTGGCGCGGCTGGCACAATGTTTAATCAAGCATATTTTAATGAATATCACGCTTCAACAAAATTCCAAGGACCAATATTCTACGATTCAGATAATACAGCTAATTACGTAGATCCAGCACATGCATCTACTTCGTTATCAACAACCGGTAAGTGGTTTATGCAAGGTAGTCATAGTGCTGCTAGATTACAACTAAATTATGCTCATAGTGATTCAACAAACAGTGGTACATTAACAGGTTGGGTGTCTGAACCAGGAATAACCTATAATGGTGCAGGTATTGGTGGTAATATACATGTAAACGGTCAGTACTACGGTAGAGCTTATGATACTGGTTATGGTAGTTATGTAAGATTTGACAAATCTAATGGTAATGTTGAACATTGGTCAACACAAGGAACCGCTGGAACTGCTGGTGGTCAAGGCGGAAGAAAATGGTATAATGATGCGAGTGGTAACTCATTTGCAACAACATCATCAAGAGCCCCATTATTCTACGATTCAGGTAACACAGCTTATTATACAGATCCAGCTTCAACATCAGTCATGAATGCCTCGACTTTTGCAGGGAATGTAACAATGAATGGTTCAGAAACAATATTTAACCCAGATGCGGATAGTCAAGCTAAAATTATAAATGCTGGTACAAATGCTATTGCTTTATTTGCTGCTGTTGGAGATACTTTGTATTTAGGTGGTAATAATACAACTGGTATGTATTTGGATACCTCTGCTAACGCAACTTTTGCAGGTACGGTAACTGGAGGAAATTTCTATGGAAACCAATTTCACGACGCACAAGATACGTCTTACTATGCGAATCCAGCGGGAACATCAGTACTTAACCTTGCAACTTTTAATAAAGGCGTGGTTATAGGTACTCTCACTGACGTAAGTACAGCACCCGGTTTAACAGTTAACATAAAATCAGGTAGTGAAAATATAAGACTAGCTGACGCAGATTCAGGTTCTGGATTTGGTCCTTATATGTCATTTTATGATACTACTGCTTCGGTAAGAAGAGGTTTTATTCAATGTCTAGACGGTGATATGAAAATTGCTGCTGAATATGGTGGTTTTGAGGTATGGACAGGCGCAAGTAATAATGAAGCGGTGAGATTAACTATAAATTCATCTGGCACAGCAACGTTCTCAGGCGCGGTTTCAAAAGCTAGTGGTTCATTTAGAATTGATCACCCACTAGAAGCAAAAAAAGACACACATCATTTAGTACATTCATTTGTTGAAGGTCCACAAGCAGATTTAATATACAGAGGTAAAGTAACATTAGTTGATGGTGCAGCTATAGTAAATATTGATACAGCTGCTGGTATGACAGAAGGAACATTCATTGCTTTAAATACAGACATACAATGTTTCACAACCAATGAATCAAATTGGGATTTAGTAAAAGGTAGTGTATCAGGAAATAAATTAACTATTGAATCAAAAAATACATCATCAACAGCAACAATATCTTGGATGGTGGTAGGTGAAAGACAAGATAAACATATGAAAGATACTGACTGGACAAATTCAGATGGTAAGGTTATAGTGGAACCAACAAAGTAAAATACACTAAAATGGTGTAATATTAATAATAACAATTATAAACAAAATTTTAAAAATTATGGCAATAACATATAAGTACAAAATCAATACTTTAGAAACAGCGCCTAGTGCTTACAGCAAAACAGACGTTATAACTAGAGTTAGATTTGAATTAACCGGTTCCGAGGGAAGCGGTGATAGTAAAAAAGAATCTAGCTTCTCAGGATGCTGTGCTATGCCTGCACTTAAAGATGATGATAAATATGTTGAGTTTGCGGACTTAACTGAAGAAAAAATAATCGCTTGGGTAAAGGAACATCATGGTGAAGATCATCCAAAAGAAGCTATTGCAGCAGCTATAGAGGATTTAAAAACCCCTATGCATGTTGAAAAAGATGCACCTTGGGCATAGAATACTATGACAATAGGGTATTAAGAATGTTATTATTTATGTAATAGTAATAGTATTGAAATTAAGTAAAATTAAATAAACAATTATGAATAAATCATTAGAAGACATTAAAGTCGAAAAAATAACTGAAGAACAATTAAAAGATCTTCAAGGACATGTGAATACAATTAATCAAGCTCAATTACAATTGGGTCAATTAACCTCACAAAAAAGCGCCGTGTTAAATGCAATACCAGCACTTCAAGTTAAATTGAAAGAATTTCAAGATAAGATGGAGGGAATATATGGTAAAGTAAGTATTAACATACAGGATGGAACCATCCAAGAAATAAAAGAAGGTGAGCAAGCTAATTCGTAAGATTAGTGTTGGTAAAGATTATAAAAATGACGCTATGCACTACGCTGTTGGACAAGAAGTCTACGGTGGGCATACAATTTGTGATATAATAGAAGGGTCTACAAAATATAGTATATATATTAAAAAAGGTGATGATGTATTACCTTGGAAAGATTTTAATAAAAATATGGCTGTATCTGTAGAGTATAACCTAGAATATTAATGCATAGTATTTATGATTTTATCATAACACCAAAGAAATCTAGATACAATAATACTAAAACTATTGGTGATAAAGAATTGATATTAAACACAGAGATTTTTAATCACCAATATGTTAGTAGGGAAGCTATTGTAAAATACATACCATTAGTTACTAAAACTAAAATAAAAGTTGGTGATACAGTCATTGTACACCATAACGTATTTAGGCGTTGGCATAATGTTAAGGGTATCGAAAAGAATAGTAGGAGTTATATAGACGAAAATACGTATGCTGTTAGGGACGATCAAATATTTGCATACAAAAGAAATAAAAAATGGCAAGCAACACAAGGTTATTGTTTTGTAAAACCAATTGAATCTATAGATGCTTTTGATATAGAAAAAGAAAGACCTAATATCGGTGTAATGTATTATACTGATAAAAATTTACCTGATATTAAAAATGGTGATTTAGTTGGTTTTAAACCATATAGTGAATATGAATTTATTATAAATAATGACAGGGTATATAGGGTTTTAACAAAATTTATTACAATTAAATATGAATATCAAGGAGACGAAAAGGAGTATAATCCAAGCTGGGCATAAAGCAGTTGATGAATTAATAAAAGTTGCTAAAGAACCAATTGTCGATTCAGATGATGATATATCTGCTGATAGATTAAAGAACGCGGCAGCTACAAAGAAATTAGCTATCTTCGATGCTTTTGAAATACTAAGTAGAATTGAAGAAGAAGAAAGTATATTAGAGAACAAACCAATGGAAAAAAAAGATAACACATTTTCTGGTTTCGCTGAATCTAGATCGAAATAATGTATAAACAAACATTATACAAGATCATTGAGCCAATACGAATTAATACATTAAAAAGGCTTAATAAAGCTAAGAAATGGAAATATGGTTATAATAAAGAACATGATATAATTGTTATAAGCAAAACAGGTGTCATTGGGGAAATTTATGATATTCAAGGATTAAAAGTTGCATTACCACAACCTACAAAAGTATATAGTAGGTCAAAAAAGAAATCTGAACAATACTGGGAAAGATTTGAAGATAAAAAAGAATTAAAACACATAAAAACCATATTTGACTGGAGGGCTTACCCCGATAGTGCAAAAGAACAATGGTATGATTATATCAATGAAGAATTTAATAGGAGAGAAAATGGTTTTTGGTTTAACAATAATGGTGTCCCTACTTATATGCCAGGAACTCATTATATGTACCTTCAGTGGTCAAAAATTGATGTGGGTAATCCGGAATTTAGAGAATCCAATAGATTATTCTATATATTTTGGGAAGCTTGTAAGGCAGATAAACGTAGTTATGGTATATGTTACCTTAAGAATAGACGATCTGGTTTCAGTTTTATGTCAAGCGCTGAGAGCGTTAACCTTGCTACTATATCAAGCGACGCGAGATATGGAATACTTTCAAAGTCTGGTTGGGACGCCAAGAAAATGTTTACTGATAAGGTTGTACCAATATCGATCAACTATCCGTTCTTTTTTAAGCCAGTGCAAGATGGTATGGATAGGCCTAAGAGTGAGTTAGCATATAGAGTACCAGCTCAAAAATTCACGAGAAAGAAATTACAAACTAATGAAAAGTTAGAGGATATTATAGGATTAGATACTACAATAGATTGGAAAAACACTGGTGATAATAGTTATGATGGTGAAAAACTTAATTTACTAGTACACGATGAAAGTGGTAAGTGGGAGAGACCTGATAATATACTCCATAACTGGAGGGTTACAAAAACGTGTCTACGTTTAGGATCAAGAATTATTGGTAAGTGTATGATGGGGAGTACATCCAACGCGCTAGATAAAGGTGGTGATAACTTTAAAAAATTATTTAAAGATTCTAATGTAACAAAAAGAAATAAAAATGGACAAACAAAATCTGGATTATACAGTTTGTTTGTACCTATGGAATGGAATTACGAGGGCTTCATGGATATATATGGGATGCCTGTATTTAATACACCAAAGGACGCCACTTACTCGCCACATAATGACCTAATAGATATGGGTGTTATAGAACATTGGGAGAATGAGGTTGATGGTCTTAAAAATGACCAGGATGCTTTGAATGAATTATATAGACAATTTCCAAGAACTATAGAACACGCGTTTAGAGATGAAACTGAAAATAGTATATT